GATGATACCTTCTTGGCCACACTGCGGCGGCGGCGTGGAGCTGCGCGACTACGAGAAGCGTACCGAGGAGCAGCACGACGACGAACATTTGATCGACGACGACGTGTGTACGCCATCGTAAAATGATAAATGAATGTGTTCCGTGATTGTTTGATGATGATCATCATTCATTCAAGAGTGAATGTAAACTGCACACTGCACAAGGGTCCTGGTAATAATAGCAGGACCCTCGAGGCCATATATACTTGAGTTTTGTATACACAAAATATTTACATATATAGCCCTTGTGCAGTTTTTTTTTGGCCAATCACTAGGATTCTTAATGGGTGACAGAATCTTCTTTATTCGAAGCTTCAAGGTAATCTTGCCTGTTCGACTGGCTCGCAAGCTCGCGACCAACCTTCGCTTCGCTTCGGTGGCCAGTCTCTCAAGGCGCAGAGCTTCGCTCATTTACAAATTTTCTTTGGGATGAGTACGTCACGCAACAGAGGGTTCTGTTTCACAATCAATAACTACGTGGACACTACTATTGAAGCCATCCGCATTGCACCAGATAATGTCTATATTATCGTGGGTAAAGAAATTGGAGAATCCGGAACTCGACACTTACAAGGCTATATCCATTTTAGCAAGCCTAAAACACTCCGGCAAGTCCGGGGATACATCCAAGGCCATATTGAAGTCAGGCGTGGGTCGGTACCCCAAGCCATCGACTATTGCAAAAAAGATGGCGACTATGTCGAGATTGGAACGCCCCCGCTATCTGATGGAGATGCAAGCAAAATTGCTTGGGCCTCAATACTTGAGAAAGCCAAAGCGGGTGACTACGAATGGATCGAGTCATCGTACCCGAAGGTCTGGATCCAACTTTCCTCTAACTTACAGAGCCTACGAACGAGAGAAATCAATATCATCGATGGTCCTCTCGAACACGAGTGGTGGTATGGTCCCACGGGAACTGGTAAATCCCGTTTAGTATGGGAATTGTATCCCAACCATTACCAGAAGGAGTTGAACAAGTGGTGGTGTGGGTTTGAAGACCAGTCAGTAGTGGTTATCGAAGAATGGTCGCCTAAGAACGAGTGCACCGGATCGCAACTTAAAATATGGGCTGACCGTTATCCGTTCACCGGCCAAATTAAAGGTGGATCACTCAAATCGATCCGGCCTCTTAAAATCATCGTTCTGAGTAATTTCACTATCGACCAATGCTTCCTGGACGAACGCGACAACAATCCCTTGAAGCGACGCTTCAAGCAGGTCGCGTTCCCCATTTCCAGCCTCCAGCTGGCCTGCATGCGATCATCCGCGCTTCGCTACACGTCACCCGCATCTTCTACTGAGTCAGTGAGTAGCGAATACTGCCGTACGAACGATTTGCACGTAGCTATCTCCGAAGCCCGCAACTCGTTACCAGAGGTTCCTACTACTCCCACACCATCGCCCACTCAAAGTACTAGTAACGCAGAACTAGCATCGAGATTCGGAAACGATCCCTTTTTCACCTGGTTGGGGTCCGACGAACGTGTTGAAGATTCGGAAGATTTCACGTCGTAAAATTGGGTAAATTCGGTAGTAGGCGGTAAAAACAGAAATGAATGGTTCGATCGTAAAAACCTACCTAGTGAAAATACTGCGTTAATTTTTGACTGGTTCCCGGTTTTTTCTCCTCACTCATCATTTCTGTTTTTACCGCCTACTACCGATTTTACGCAATGTCTACTCCAGTGAAACGTCCTGCACCTCCAACGACGCCTGCGGCCCCCAAGAAGGCGAAACGTGATCGTGTTCCAGAACTCGAGCAAGTCCTGCTCTACAAGTACATCGAGATGTACGACGCCGAGCGAGCCGCGCGTCTCCGTCTGGTCTCTCAATTGACAGACCTCGAAGACCGCAACGCGCGTCTCTACGAACAGGCTGTAACCGCAGCTCAATTCCTCATGGAAGAGGAGGATAACGTGGAGCGAATCACGACTGAACGCAACCAGATCCGAGCTCTCGCGCTCGACCTGGCGAACGCTCTGCCTGCTTCTCGCCGTCGCCCCTTCGCCGATCGTGTCTTCTTCGAACCACTCGCGAATGGCCAACAGTTCCCTGACTCAGACTCAGAAACAGAGTCCGAATAGATTAGAGTAATACACATCTAATATAGCGCGGTTTACAGATACAATCATTCATATTTTACACTACTACTACAAATCATCATGTTCATTAGGAAGACGTGCAAGACTAGCACGGTACATGGTTTCCGCTTCCGATATTAAATTCTGACGGAAAAAAGGATCGTCTTCTCGTCGAGCATTTCGCAACGCAACCCGACGTGCCCGTCGGATGCTTTGTTGGCGACGCAATAATACTGAACGAATCTCTTCAACAGTATTACTGGGACCACGATTCGCTCTTCGCGAACCGGGTTCATCAGGTGCGCGGCGCATAACTACGTCAGCAGCGGTCGTACCTACAGCGTAAGCCGGTTTGGATTAGCATTAACGCCAGGTAAACCACCGCGACCCATTACCATGTTCATGAGCATATTGGCACCAGCGCTAACAGCACCGCGCCCAACAGCCTGCATGACTGGAACGGCTACCTGATTATAAATCACCTCACCTTGAGCGTTCGCGGCCTGCGTTAAAACTTCTACACCACGCGAAATATACGATTCTTGTTCAGCCTCAGTATGAGTCGCTTCAGTACTGGATACCATTGAACTAACAGAAGCCATCGTCGACGGGCTAGATTCAGCGGCAGGTGTACCAATGAATACACCATCCCGCTTAGGAATGGCTTCAGTTAGCACAACGTGTTCAGCAGAAACTTGTGTAGTTGACACACCTGCGGATGACTCGATCATAACAATGATAGCGCCCCATCCTTGGTCCGTATTTATGGTATTAGATGTACCAACAGTACTGTTCTGTACACGCGGGTCGCGGTACAAAAAGGCACTTTCGTCCAACCACTTATTGATAATAGTAATAGGACTCTGTGTCAAACTAGCAAGTGTGACACGTTTATAATAAGCCAGTCTAGACATCTCCGCCACAGTTGTAGGATATTCAAAGTTCGTAGTAGCCGGCTGCCATGTAGATTCACTAGAGATGCCAATATGGACAAACCCTACAGCTGTCGTTGGCGCTAATGACGAGCTCAAACGAACAGCATGCGCTGTATTACGTGTAAGCTCAACGGCCGCAATATAATTAGCATAAGAACCACGGTCGTTACCGTTACCGGTAAGCGGCCACGACACCGTCGACGCACTTACAGGCGTCGAAGGGACAGTGGCTTGTCTATATCCAGCTCGAAATGCTGTTGCAACCAACCATCCACTTGTAGGTCCTGATATGACAGGGACCATATCGGTATCACAATTAGTAATCGACGGAAACGACGTTGAATCCGGGATTTTGGCACCAATTGATTTCGAATCAAATGGGTCCAATTGTGCTAATACAAACCGCGCCTGTGGTGTTAGAGGCGCGGGGCATACACACGATGATACCTTCTTGGCCACACTGCGGCGGCGGCGTGGAGCTGCGCGACTACGAGAAGCGTACCGAGGAGCAGCACGACGACGAACATTTGATCGACGACGACGTGTGTACGCCATCGTAA